TTCTATTCAGTGGTATCACAAAGAAGATGATGCGTATTATACCATAGTTAATAATAAATCTATATCAGGTAATGATGTTTATAATATGATTACTTCAGATAGATTATTTTTACATGCAGGTGATAAAATAACTGTATTTAATGGTGGTGGTAGCATGGGTGTTACTATCTCTGTAGAAGAGCACTTTAATCCTAACAGGCGTCAAAATGCATAACGGGGTTGCAATCTTATCTGTAGTATGATATAACTAAATGTGTAAAACTACTCCTGCACAAGATAAAAGGAGTGGTGCAATGTTTAAACGTTTATTAAAACGGTTCCAAGAGAACCAACAACGAAGAGCAGATTATTGGGTACTCATGAACATGAGTAATAAAGAACTGCATGATATGGGGATAAGTCGTGGTGAAGTCTACCAAAAAGTCTACGGTAAATGCAGCGGGTAACTATACTAAGCCTACTATGCGTAAGCGTCTTGTTGCATCCGTTAAAGCTGGTAGCAAGGGTGGAAAGCCCGGACAGTGGTCAGCTAGGAAGGCACAAATGGTTGCAAAACAATACAAAGCAAAAGGTGGGGGCTATAAGTAATGGCCCTTACTAAATCCCAAAAAAGTTTAAAATCTTGGACCAAACAAAAATGGAGAACCAAAAGTGGTAAACCATCAACGCAAGGTCCAAAGGCTACAGGCGAAAGGTATCTACCTGCAAAGGCTATTAAGTCTCTTAGTGCTTCTGAGTATGCCGCTACAACACGAGCAAAACGAAAAGGCACTGAGGCGGGTAAGCAGTTTGTGGCTCAACCTAAAAAAGTTAGAGCCAAAGTAAAACCGCATAGGAAAATCACATGAGCCGTAATTTAACAGAAAAACAACAAAAGTTTCTTGATGTTCTTTTTGAAGAAGCTCAAGGTAATTTATCTCAAGCAAGAAAATTAGCTGGGTATGCTGAGACTGTCGCAACTTCAGCTATTGTAAATTCTTTGCAAGATGAAATTGCAGATCGTACTAAACGTTTTATTGCTGCTAGTGCAACTAAAGCTGCTTACTCTATGAAACAAATTATGGATAGTCCAACTGATTTAGGTAATAAAGAGAAAATGGCAGCAGCTAAAGATGTATTAGATCGTAGCGGATTTAAAGCATCAGATAAAGTAGAAGTAACTGCAGCAAGCCCTTTGTTTATTTTACCACCTAAAAATGAAGAAGATTAATAAAGTTTGGACACTACCTGCTCCAAAACCAAACGAAAAGTTTGAGTGGAGAAAAGTTGTAAGAGTAGGTAGATTAGTTCCATTTGGCTATAGACAAGATCCTGACGATTGTGATATACTATTACCTATTCCAGAAGAGTTAGATCTTTTAGAGGAAGGTAAGAAATACCTAAAACAATATAGCTACAGAGATGTAGCTGCTTGGTTAAGTGAAGAATCAGGTAGGTATATATCTCACGTAGGTTTAATGAAGAGAGTTCAAATTGAACGAAAGCGTCAGAGAGAAGCTGCAAACCAACGCCAGCTTGCTGAAAAATACAAAAAAGCCCTCAAAAAGGCGAAAAAGCTCGAAGAAGAAAGACTCGGTGGAAAAGAAACCAGAGCCTCTTCAAGTTGAGCAAGTAGAAGAATTTAATACCAGAGAAGTTATATTTGAACCTAACCCCGGTCCACAGACAGAGTTTCTAGCTTCTACTGAACAAGAAGTACTATACGGTGGATCAGCAGGTGGTGGTAAATCTTATAGTTTAGTTGCTGATCCTGTACGTTATTTAAATAACCCTAACGCTAGAATGCTTTTAGTACGTAGAAGTACTGAAGAACTAAGAGAACTTATCTCTGTATCTAAACAACTATACCCCAAAGCAATTCCCGGTATTAAGTTTATGGAAAGAGATAAGACTTGGGTAGCTCCGAGTGGAGCAACACTCTGGATGTCTTACCTTGATCGTGACGATGATGTTATGAGGTATCAAGGTCAGGCGTTCAACTGGATCGGTTTTGACGAATTAACGCAATGGCCTACACCCTATCCTTGGAACTATATGAGGTCACGACTTCGGACAACCAAAGCCAGTGGACTACCCTTATATATGAGGGCAACAAGCAACCCCGGAGGTCCGGGCCATCAATGGGTAAAGAAAACTTTCATTGACCCTAATACTCCTAATAAAGCTTTTTGGGCTACGGATGCAGATAGTGGTGAAATTATTTGTTGGCCTAAAGGACACAGTAAAGAAGGTCAGCCCTTATTTAGACGTAGGTTTATCCCTGCTACCTTATTCGATAATCCTTATTTAGCAGAAGATGGTATGTATGAGGCTAATCTTTTGTCGTTACCTGAGCATCAGCGAAGACAGCTACTAGAAGGTGACTGGGATATTAACGAAGGTGCAGCCTTTCCAGAGTTTAATCGTAAACAACATGTAATAGAACCTTACGATATACCTAATAGTTGGGCTAAGTTTAGAGCATGTGACTATGGGTATGGTTCCCACACAGGTGTTGTTTGGATTGCAGTAACTCCAGCAGAACAATTAGTTGTATATAGGGAAATGTATGTATCTAAGGTTACTGCTACAGATTTAGCGGATATGATACTAGAAGCAGAAGATGGTGAAAAAATACGCTATGGTGTTTTGGATTCTAGTTTATGGCATAATCGTGGTGATACTGGGCCATCATTGGCTGAACAGATGATCATGAAAGGTTGTCGGTGGCGTCCTTCCGATAGATCTAGAGGCTCTCGTGTAGCAGGTAAAAATGAATTACATAGAAGATTACAAGTTGACGAATTTACAGAAGAACCTAGATTGGTATTTTTTAACAATTGTACTAATACCATTTCTCAGCTACCTGCCTTACCTTTGGATAAAAATAATCCAGAAGATGTAGATACAAATGCGGAAGATCACTTATACGATGCCTTAAGATATGGTGTAATGACCAGACCACGTAGCAACCTATTTGACTTTGATGCAAATAATCATCGTACAGGGTTTCAAGTTTCAGACGCAAAATTTGGATATTAAGGATAGAATATGGAAGAAGAATTTGAAGATATGATGATGGACATGGAGGAAACTTCATCCATAGAAGATGTTAAAGAAGAAGATTATTCTGATCCAGCAACAGGACAAATTGTTCAATTTGTTAAAGATAAATATTCTAAAGCAGAAACTGCACGAGAACTTGATGAGCAACGTTGGATTCAAGCTTATCGTAACTATCGTGGTATTTATGGTCCTGATGTACAATTTAGTTCTACAGAAAAATCACAAGTATTTGTTAAAGTAACTAAAACAAAAGTACTAGCTGCATATGGTCAGATTGCAGAAGTATTATTTGGTGGTAATAAATTTCCTATTACTATTGATCCCACTGTTCTTCCTGATGGTGTAGAAGAAACAGTAAGTTTTGAAACTAATGCAGATCAACGTAAAGCTAATGAAGACTTACCAGATTTACTTCCCGGTGAAACATATGAAGATTTTAGAGAGCGTCTTTCTGGTATGAAAGCAAGCTTAGATCCAGTTATGGATTACTTAGAACCCGGACCTGCTAAAACTCCCACATCACCACAGTTTCATCCTGCTGAAGTTGCAGCAAAGAAAATGGAAAAGAAAATCCATGATCAACTAGAAGAGTCTCACGCAAAGAAACATCTTCGTGCTGCAGCTTTTGAAGCAGCATTGTTTGGTACTGGTATTATGAAAGGTCCATTTGCTGTAGATAAAGAATATGCTAATTGGGATGAAGAGGGTAATTACTCTCCTATGTTTAAAACTATCCCACAAACTAGCTCTGTATCTATATGGAATTTTTATCCAGACCCAGATGCTGCCACTATGGAAGAAGCAGAGTATATTGTAGAGCGTCACAAAATGTCTCGTTCACAATTACGTGGTTTAAAAAATCGTCCATACTTTCGTGAAAATGCAATTAATAATGCATTACGTTTAGGTGAGTCCTACAACAAAGAGTGGTGGGAACATGTAATGGAAGATAATTCAGAGCAAGATCAAGCACAACGCTTTGAAGTTTTAGAGTTCTGGGGTTTTGTAGATACTGAGTTACTAATTGAACAGGATATTGATATCCCTGATGACCTAAAAGATGCAGAGCAATTAAGCGTAAATGCTTGGATCTGTAATGGACAGGTGTTACGTTTAGTAATGAATCCATTTACCCCTGCGTACATTCCATATTTTGCAGCACCATATGAAATGAATCCTTACAGTATTTTTGGTGTAGGTATTGCTGAAAACATGGATGATACACAAACTTTAATGAATGGGTTTATGCGTATGGCAGTAGATAATGCTGCATTGTCAGGTAATTTACTTATTGAGATTGATGAAACTAATCTAGTACCGGGGCAGGACTTGTCTGTGTACCCCGGAAAAGTGTTCCGCAGACAAGGTGGAGCACCCGGACAAGCCATTTTTGGTACTAAGTTTCCCAACGTATCTAATGAAAACATGCAGATGTTTGATAAAGCAAGGGTACTATCTGATGAATCAACTGGATTTCCATCTTTCGCACATGGTCAAACAGGGGTTACGGGTGTTGGTCGTACTGCTTCTGGTATTTCTATGCTTATGTCTGCTGCCAACGGTTCTATTCGCAATGTAGTTAAAAATATTGATGATTATTTACTAGCACCATTAGGTAAAGCTTTCTTTAATTTTAATATGCAGTTTAACTTTGAGTCAGATATTAAAGGTGATCTTGAAGTAAAAGCTCGTGGTACTGAAAGTTTGATGGCTAATGAAGTACGTAGTCAACGTTTACTGCAGTTCTTACAAGTTGTACAAAATCCTGCACTAGCACCATTTGCACGTATGGATTATATTGTACGTGAGATTGCTAAATCTATGGATCTTGATCCTGATAAGGTAGGCAACAATATGCAACAGGCAGCGGTGCAAGCTGAAGTTCTTAAAAAGTTTCAAGAAGCAAACCCACCACCAGCACCTGAACCACAACCGGGTGTACCACCACAAAGTGGCCCACAGGGAGCACCTGCGGGTGTTCAGGTTCAGGATACCCAAGGTAGTGGGGGTGGCACTATAGGAACTGGTACAGCCCCTCAGCCGGGAGAACAGGGCTTCTCAGGTAATACTGGTGGAGCACCTGTACAGTGAGCCAGTTAAAACTAGTCGTAAATAACAAACCTCAGTGGGATGCAATGCTGGAAGAAATTTACTTTCGTATTTCATTCGCACATAAACAAATGGAACAGTATGATGATCCTGCAGAAATTTACAGACTGCAGGGTGAAATACGTGCATTAAGATCTTTAACTAAACTTAGGGATAAAGTAAATAATGACTAGTCTTGATGAACAGATGAAAAAAGGTATGGGTTATGGTGAGCTAATTGTAGATAATATACTTGGTTTAGATAACGAATACGAATCATTTGGTGAAAAACTAGGTAAAGCAATTAATGAGGATGAAATAGGATTCCTCAAAGATGCTGCTGTTGGTATCTATGAGGGGGCTAAAGAGTTTGTTACTAGTCCAATAGAAACAACTAAAGAAGTTATTACAGATATTAAAGACAGTGTACAAAGACTTGGTAGTGAAGATCTAGATACAAGACTACAAAGTATGTATGGTGTATCCTACGACCAAGCTACAGATCAACAAGTAACTTCTGCAAGAGAAGCTGTTATCGGTGATGCTATGACTGCATTGGAATTAATTCCTGCAGCTAAAGCAACAACAGTTACTGCAAAAGCAGCAAGCTCTGCCATACCTAGTGGAGTTAAAGCTGATATAGTAGGTCAAACCAAAGCAGTTTTTGGTGGTGACATGGAGTTTTTAAGAGGTACACCAACAGAACGTTCTGGTACTGTAGGTGTTGGTGCAGAAGTAGTTGGTCAAGATGATGTAAGTTTTGATGATATTACTAACTACATAGATTTAGAAGTAGAACCTAGTAATTTAACCACATCTAAAAAACAAACAAACCCTTTAGTTCAAGAAATAAATTATAATAATCCAGACGGTATTACGGCAGATTTATACGATTTTCGTAGTTCTGTTTTAGGTTCTTTAGACAATCTTGCTATTGGCAAAGATGGCATGTCTGGTTTTCAAATTAAAAAGTTCTTAGAAAAAAGAGCACCAAAAATAAATAAAACAGAATTATATTGGTCAGGTCTTTTAGAAAATTTAGACGATAACAAAAAATATTCTAAACAACAATTAAAAACTCTTGCAGATAGAAATGTACCTAAAGTAGATATACAAGTTCTTGATGGAAATTATGTACGATACCGTAATGAGCAAAGAGTGAATTTAAACGTTAATAATAATGTTATGCAGCCTTTAGCTGGGTACAGAGAAATAGTTATTGTAAATAAAAATACTAAAGGAACTGAATACAGTGCAGGTCATTATGACATCATGTTTGAACCTGATGGTAATGTTTTAGCTCATGTAAGAGGTAGCTTTGTAGAAAATAATGAACCAGATTTTCCAATAAAAGAAAAGTTTTTTCTTGTTGAAGAGTTACAAAGTGATGCTGTGCAACAACACACAGTAGCAGATAAAGCAAATACTAAAAAAATTAAAGAACAAAAAACATCTAAACCAACTTTAGGTGATATAGGTCTTCACTATCAAACAGAATTTAATTCGGCAATTTTTGATTACCACATGAACGGTCTTGAGTTTACAGATAAATTTATAAAAGATATAGATAGTTATAATTACAATTTTAGATCTATAGGAGATCAAGACACTGCAGAGCAAGCAACACATTTAGGTTTAACTAAAATCATAGATGATATAACAAGGTTAAAAAGTCGTTTCTTAGATGGTGATATTAGTGAAGATGAAATTGTGTCTCAATTAAGTCAGAAGTATGGTTTAAAAGAAAGATCAATTACAAGAAGAAGCATACAAGAACTAGATGAAGTTGACAACATTTTTGCAAATGTTTTAGGTGATTATGTTTTTGGAAAAACTGCTGTAAGAAAATTCAATAAAGAAAATGATAATTTAATTAAAGAAAATTTAATAAGTATTTTTAAAGGTATAAATATTGACACTGGTTTAGAAAAAGATTTAGTTCCAGCTAAACTATCTGATACAATTAGGATGTCTTTACTTGCTGTAATTAAAGAATCTAAAAATGAAGGAGTAAATAAAATATATATTCCTACTCCTAAAGTTATATCTAAAGCTCATGATTTAAGTTTAGAGGCTGCTAAAAATACTTATAGTGATGGGGTTAGAAAAGTTTTAAGAACACTCAATAGTGAAACAAACGGTAAAATAAAATTTAAGAATGGAAATCCTGATAACATTACTTATTACGATGGTATTAATGAAACAGGAATAGAAATAGATATTACAGATTTTGACTTACCAGATAATCCACAGTTTAGATTTAACAGAGGTGGATTAGCTGCAACTCAAACAGAACAAATGATGAGTATGCCTACCGCAGGTGATCCTGCTATTATAGATCCAACAACAGGACAACCTTATAGTCCTGCAGCATCTATGCGACAGCAAGAAGAAATAACTCGTCAAGCAGAAGTTAAAGAAGAATTTGAAAAGTTAAAACTTCCAGAAGATATTCAAGAAGAAGTTGAAGAACAAATTAGACCTATGGCAAGACCTGAAGGTTTACCTAATGTTTATGAAAGTAAAACTGCTGTAGATAAAGTATTAGATTTAGGTTTTTTACTTAAACAAAAACAAAAAGATTCTAGAGGACTTAGTAAAGTTGTGTCTGGGTTAGATGAAAATAATCCTGTACACCAAAAAACTATTAAAGGTTTTTTTGATAATGCAGTGGGTGGAGATACTGGTTTTGACCCAACTAAAGAAGCATGGTGTGCTGCTTTTGTAAATCATGTACTTACTGAACTTGGTGCAGATCTTATAGATTCTAAAGATCCTTATGATAAAATTAGGGCAAATAAATATAAAGAGTATGGTGAGCCTGTAGAACTTGAAAATATTCAAGAAGGTGACATTGTAGTATTTGATTTTGATAAGGATGGTACTGCAGATCATGTAACTTTTTATGCAGGTAGTAGAGTCACTGATCAGGGTCAGGGTCAATATATAAATGTAATAGGTGGTAATCAAGGTGGTAAAGTTTCTATCAGAGAAAACCATCCTTATTACGTATTAGATAATGTAGCAGCAATTAGAAGAGTTACTTATGATGGTGATGCATATAAAATAGCACAAAGTCATAAAGACTCTGATCCGATATTTAAAACTTTTTTGCCAGAAGAACATGAAGATTATGCTTTAAATTTACAAGGTAGCTATAATAAAGGTGGAATGACTATGAATGGACAAATGGAAATGGCATTTATGCAAGAAGGTGGATTAAAAGACGATGGGATGAAACAAGACCCAGTATCAGGTAATCCTATTCCTAATGGCTCTATGGCTAAAGAGGTGCGAGATGATATTTCTGCTCAACTATCCGAGGGTGAATATGTTGTACCTGCTGATGTCGTAAGATACCTTGGTGTAAAACATTTTGAAGATTTACGTAATAAGGCAAAAGAAGGCTTGCAAAGTATGGAGGCTAATGGTAGAATCGGTGGTGAGCCTGTTCCTGTTGGTGGACCTAAAGCTGCCCCTATGGTGCAACAACAGATGCAACCCCCCATGCCTCAAGCTCCTACACCATATAGTCCAGCACCTACACCCCAACAGATGGCTATGGGTGGTGATCTTTCTCCAGAAGAAATGCAAGAGATTAATTCTATTATGATGGCACAGGGTGGTATGGTTCCAACAGATCCATATCAACAACAAACACAATATCAACAACCTATGGCAGCAGGTGCAGCTAATGGAACAGATATGTCTCCTTACAATAGTAATTTTAGTTTTTACAACCCACCCGGAATGTCAGCTAAAGAAGCTATAAGTACTCCTAATGTTTACAGTCCAAACTTTAGTTGGGAAACTCCTGCAGGTGGTACTGCTATTAGTACTACAGAATCTGAAGTTCCAGTAGAAAGTGAAGAGACTTGTAAAGCTAGAGGTTTAGTTTATAATCCCGATACTAAAATGTGTGAAGTACCTTTACCAACTGTTTTATCTACAAGAGATGATGATGGCATTGCCCCAGAAGATGAGGGTGAAGATAGCCCAACTTGGATGGATAGCTATGATTACACGGATTTTGATAATTTAGCTCAACAAACTTCTGCAGCTTTAGATGGACCTACAAGTGTAATAGGTGGTGTAGCTGAATTGTTACTTGGTGGTGGTGTTTTAGGTAAATTTGCAAAGGCATCTAATGCTGCTCAAGTAGCAGCTAATATTGCAGTGCTTAAAGCTCAAGGGCAAGATGTATCTGCCTTAACAAATAAATTTAATAGTTACATTAAAGATAATGATTTAACTCAATTTAAAAACTTTATTACTGGCAAACAACTTGCAAAGCAAATTAATGCTACTCAAATTGATGTACCGTTAGGTTTAGATGATACAGATGTATTTGGCAATAAAATTTTTAAAGATAAAGATGAGTTTAATAAACAAATGGAAAAAGTTGCACCAAAAGGTATGACTTATAAACCCGGAAAAGATGATAATGATACAGGAGCTTATGTAAGACCCGGCTCTGCAGTACCTAGCGCTTCTCCAAGACCACCTTCAAGACCTTCTGGTATAAAACCTGTAAGCAATGACAATAAAGATCCCGGCCCATCGGGTGCAGAGGTAGCTGCTGCAGCTGCAAAAAAACCAAGTCCAAGTCCAAGCTATGCAAAGCCCTCTCAAGATCCTTATGCAGAAAAAAGACCTTCAAGTTCACCTAAAAAATACACAGGTGGTGGCGGGGGTAAAGCTACAGGTGGACTAGTATCAAGACCAAAAAAGAAATAATAAGGCTACTCGGCTACGGCTGACCCCAACATAAGGAGAAATAACATGCCTGAACTAGCAGAAATGGAAACACCAAAAACTGCAGGATTCGTTGATCGTGGATACAATCACGCTAAACGTAAACAACGAATGGAAGAAGAAGCTAAGGAGATAGAAAAACTTGAAGCTGAAGCGAGGGGAGAAACCCCAGTAGATGAAAACGAAGAAGTTGAAGAAACTACTCAAGAAGCAGAGGCCGATACAGAAGTTAAAGAAGAAACGTTATCTGCAGAAGAAAAATCTTTTAAAAAACGCTATGGTGATCTAAGACGCCATATGCAACAAAAAGAAAAAGAGTGGGATGAAAAACTAGAAAGTTTACAATCTGCTAAAGGAAGTCTTACACCACCTAAGTCTGATGAAGATATTGAAGAGTGGGCTAAACAATATCCTGATGTAGCTGGTATAGTAGAAACTATTGCTACTAAAAAAGCACAGGAAATGTTTGATAAAGCTGATACTCGACTTAAACAACTTGATGAAGCTCATGCAGAAGCTCATCGAATTAAATCTGAAAATGAAATCCGTAAATCACATTCAGATTTTGATGAGTTACGTGAGTCAGATGATTTTCATGATTGGGCTGACGCACAACCTAAATGGGTTAAAGATGCCCTGTATGAAAATGCAGATGATCCAGCTTCAGTAGTACGTGTTATTGATCTTTATAAATCAGATAAAGGTCTTACTAAAGAAGCTAAAAAAGCAAATAAAAAAGCAGCAGCATCAACTGTTACTAAACGTAGTAAAACACAAGTAGATGTAGCTGATGCTAATGAAATGATTCGTGAGTCAGATGTTGCTAGAATGTCTGATAAAGAGTTTGAAGAACGTGCAGACGAAATTAACAAAGCAATGCGCAATGGTAAATTCGTCTATGACGTATCTGGTAATGCCAGATAAACTATTGACAAATAAAAAATCAATAGTATAACTAGGGAGTATGAAACAAAAGCCTCTTATGACTACCTTTTGTTTCAACTTAATTTCCAATAAAGTCTAAACTATAAAGAACTACCTGTTCAAGTATAGGCCCGTATATCTAACGGTTGGCCGACTGTTAGTATTACGCACCCTAGAAAACGATCAGCCTCTTATTGGTATTAGCTTTTAAGTAAGCCAACTATCAGGAGGATTTATCATGGCTTTTACAACTGCAGGGGGATACGGTAACTTACCTAACGGTAACTTTAGTTCCGTAATCTACTCCAAAAAAGTACAGCTTGCTTTTCGTAAAGCAACTGTATGTGGTGACATCACCAACTCTGATTATTTTGGGGAGATTGCTGCCCAAGGTGATACAGTTAAAATTATCAAAGAGCCTGAGATTTCTGTGAGCAGCTATGCTCGTGGTACTAATATCTCAGCACAAGATCTTGACGATGAAGATTTTTCATTGGTTGTAGACAAAGCTAATTACTTTGCCTTTAAAATTGATGATATCGAAGAAGCTCACTCACATGTGAACTTTATGGATCTTGCAACTAACCGTGCAGCTTATCGTTTGGCTGATCAGCATGACCAAGAAGTTCTTGGCTACCTTGCTGGTTACAAGCAGTCAGCTTTGCACACAGATGCCGATACTGTCAATGATCAAGTAAACGGTACTAAAGCAGTAGCCACTGCTGGTTCAGATGAATTGCTTTCAAGCATGAAACTGAAAAAAGGTGACTTTGGCAACATTACAACGACTTCAGCTGGTGATCACTCAATTCCAGTAGCTGCTCGTTTGCCCGGTGCCACTGCCCTTCCAACTGCTACAGCTTCACCAGCAATGGTTGTTGCTCGTATGGCTCGCCTCTTGGATCAACAGCAAGTTGATACTCAAGGACGCTGGCTGGTAGTTGATCCAGTATTTATGGAAGTACTTCGTGATGAGGATTCACGCCTCTTTAACGCAGACTTCGGTGAATCAGGTGGACTACGCAATGGTTTGGTCTTGAATAACTTCCACGGTTTCCGTGTATACACTTCAAGCAACCTGCCTTCAGTTGGTACTGGTTCAGGTACTACAGGTACTGCAAACCAAAACGCTAACTACGGTGTTATCGTAGCTGGTCATGATTCTGCTGTAGCAACTGCTGAGCAAATCAACAAGACTGAAACTTATCGTGACCCTGACAGCTTTGCTGACATTGTTCGTGGTATGCATCTATACGGCCGCAAGATCCTTCGTCCAGAAGCTCTTGTCAACGCCAAATACAACTTGGCATAAGGGAGGACTAAACAATGGCTTTACAATCTCCAGTTCGTATTGAGACTGCCGTGATTGCTCACGGTGATCTTACCACTAGCTCAACTCACGATATCGGTACAGTTCCAAACAATTGTGTGGTTCTTGCTGCTGGCGCTGAGTGTACTGCTGCAGCCACTATTGGTGGTGCTAACGCAGTAAGTTTTGGTGTAACAGGCGGTGACGTTGATATGCTTGGTACTGCTGATATTAATGGTGCTAAAACATTAGCTGCCACTACTACCACAGTAAATGGTATTACTAATGTCACAACTGCTGACACAGTGATTACTGCTAAACTTGCAGCTTCAAATGCTCCTTCAGCAGGATCATTTCAGTTCTTTGTAGTATATGCTCCAATGGGCGCTACAGGTGCTGCTGCAGAAGTAGATCGTGATCTGCTTGCATAAGTAAACTAACCTTAGGGGCTGCTTTCGAGTGGCCCCTTTAGGCTATCTAAAGGAAACAAAATGGCATATGATTTTTTAGGTCTGGTAAATGATGTAAACAGACGTTTAAACGAGGTTGAGCTAACTAG